TCTTTTATCTGTTCGAAAAACATTTGATATCTTGCACATGCCCATGCTGTTGGGACATTTTTCTGTCCCAGTTTAATATGCCAATCTGCTGTAAATAGAATCATGCTACGAATTCTTCTCCTGGTGTCCAAGCACAACCAGTTAATCCACCAGCTTTAAGTGCTTGTAAAGTTCTTAATATTTCGTCTGCGTTTCTTCCTGTATCGAGAGCATTTACAGATACATGCTGTATTACTCCTTCAGGGTCTATTAATAAAGTTGCTCTATAACAAACACCTTCTTCTTCGTTGACGATTCCTAGTTTTGTTGATAGCTTTAGACCGCAGTCTGCCGCTAAAATATGTTTTATATCTCTAATAAGAGCATTATCTTTTTTCCATGCTAACTTACAGAACTCATTATCTCCGCTAACTCCTATTACATCAGCTTCTTCAATAAGTGCATCCATTGCTTGAATTTCTGTAGGACAGATGAAAGTAAAGTCTTTTGGGTAAAAATATACTACACTCCATTGTGAAGGTGCCAATACTTCTACCTCAATAATATTATTACTATCATCTATTCCTTGCATAGAAAAATTTGGAAATTTTTGTCCTACTGTATACATAATGTCTCCTTATGATATATCAAATTCATCACTTATAGACTCATCTGGTTTAGAGTTATCTGCACCTTCTCTTAATCTATCAAGTAATTCTTTTTGTGCGTCTGGAGTAGGTCTTGGTAAGACATCGTCCATTGATTTTAGATCTGCTACTAATTCGAGTTCTGCTTCATCTAAAGCTCTTGGTTTGCACTTGAGAGCTTGTAATTGATACTCAACATTATAAGCCATTGGTCCAGTTTTTACTCTTTTAAAGTAAACATCCCAACCAGTTTCCTTATCTGTTGGATCACCAAGATCTTCTGCAGCAACCATAATTTGCTCTAATAGTTTCTTTTTAAGGTTTAGTACTTTTACTTTACCTTCGTGTATGCACTGAATTGCATAACTCCAACCGCATTTGAGCTCTGGGTGATATTCTCTAACCCAATCTTTCTCTATGTTGTTAAAGGATTCTGTGTTTCTGTCGAATGACAGACATTCGAAAGGTAAGTTTTTGCCGTTTTCGCCTTTTAGCCAGTAGACATATCTTGGTAACATATCTCCGACTAATCTTACTTTGTTGTCGCCTTCTACATAAGTGTAGCTATCGATTTTATTTTTTTGGGCTTCGCCCTTTGCTTGATTAAAGCTTAATGCCATTTCATTTCTCCTATGGTGACTTCTTCAAATTTGAAGTGAATACGATCATCTTCAATCCAAAGTAGCCTATTTCTGTTTATAATGTCCTCATCTCCTGTAAAGTGAAAGAGGTCTAAAGTGGTATCTTTTGTGTTTTGATACTCGTAATAGTTGCGTAGTGATGCGATACCTGCATACTGCACAATCTCGCTATCTGAATATCGCCTTCTTTGAATAAACAAGGGTTTGGGATTCACAATAAAACTATTACCGTGAAAACTTTTAGTCCAATACTTGAATATTCTGTCATTTCTATGAACTGGTGGAAGTTTGTATGTTAGAATATGGAGGACTGTCATTATATCCTTGACAGATCCATTGGTCTCTTTTTTTACTTTTTTCCAATTATAGAATAACATATTATATCAAAATTTTAACTTTTTGTCAAGAAGTATTTTTCTCTGCTATATTGTAATAACTTCATAACCCTGTTTCATATAATACCCCAATCTCGCATTAGCCTGCTTTCTTGCGGTACGACCTTCTAAGTGGATATCAACGATTACTGGCTGCAGTTTGCCCTCATGCAATCTTATTATCCTACCAACAAGCTGTGTGAGTAAAGGCTCGTTGTTCACAGGAGTACCCAACACGAGACAGCTTAAGCAATCCAAGGATATACCTTCAGAAAATATACTTTGAGTTCCAAACAATATGTCCTTCTCCTCAAAAATTTGTTTCATTAATGCTGGTCTGTCTTCGTGTGGTACTTCGCCTGTTACACAAACTGCATTGTCTCCTACCAACTTCGCTGCTCTTTTTAGAAAGTCAACTCTATCAGAGACTACAAGCACTTTGTGTCCTTTTGCGGCATAGTTCGCCGCTAACATCGCACATATGTTTTGATATTCCCAGTCATATGCAAGCGAATTAATTCGAGTAGCCCATGCTACGTTAGCACCATCTAAAAATCTTACTCCTGATTTTATGATTTCTACTCTTGGTGTTAGATAATTTTCTTTTGGTGGTTTATACACCGTATTACTAAAGTAATCACGAAATACTACATGCCTTCCATCTTTTCTTTGTAGCGTCCCAGTCAACCCGATTTTATATCGAGCCTTGCTTGAGTCGATAAGTCGTGTGAAAGTTGGACTGCTCACATGATGCATTTCGTCAAGTATGATAGTACCGAACTTGTCTGCGATTTTACTTTGATTTCGGTACAAAGTTTGCACGTTACCTATGACAATATCACTATCCATTTCAAATTTACCCGAGCCAATCACACCCGCTGTAACCCCGAAGACTTTCTTTGCTTCTTTTTCCCACTGCGATCTTAACGCAAGTGTATGTGTTACTACTAATGTTTTTTGCTTTAGTTTATTTGCGATAGCTAAAGCCGTAAATGTCTTTCCCCAACTGACCCAAGCGTTAATTATACAACTGTCTTTGATGTCGTCATATACCGATTGCTGGGAAGGTCGTAACTCAAACTTAAAGTCAAAACCTTCGATGGGTGAGTCAACACGCTTGTCGACTATTTCGTAATCATTTGGTATCAAATCCGTTCTTCCGATAGGTATGGTAACTAAACCTTTTCGTATTATTGCCATATTCTTTATGATGATAGGCGGATCTGTTGGACGTCTTGGTGGTATTGAGTATGTTAATTCTTTATCGAGATACAACTGATAACTATCAGTCACTTCCATAAATATTCTATTACTCAATACTGCCTTCATTCTACCAATGTCTTATTGTGTTTGCGATTATGAAAAAACAAGTAATAAAGTTAACCCATACAATTATACTTCTGAAAAATGCAATTCTATTGGCATCTTTATCTGATACTCCTACTTTTTCTCCAAGGGACTTTGCCCATAATCTCCATAACTTTTTAATCATTTTAACAAACTTTTTAAATACTCTATTATCTCTTTTACTGTTTCTAAATCTTGATCCTTTTCGGTATCGATTTCTATATTAATTTTCATACTTTTCTCCAAGTATCTTTTTTCTTTTCTTCTGTAAATTCATATAAATAGGCAGGAGCATTGCGAATATACAATATTCCTGCATACTTTTCAAGTTGTGTTGGTGGTCTTTGTACTTCAAAATGCCTATCAACTCCATACACCTCTATTAAAGTAGCCACATCTCTTGGTATAATTTTTCTTATCTTATGATATTTCAATTTAGCTGTTATACTTTTCTCATATATAAAAAATCTACCATCTGAGTCGACAAAGAACTTGCCTCTATGTTTTGTTATTCCGACAAAATCTTTTATCATGTGTCTCAAATCATATAAATTTTTCATAGGAGTTTTGAGTCTGCGTTCTCCTATGGTTGCACCTTTTACATTTCTATCATCTATAACTGCTCCTTCACACCAGAGTATGCCGTCCTGACGAATAACTTCATCAGTATGTACGACATAGACTGGAAACTGAATATCAGAGAGCTTCATACTTTGATGCAAATTTACCCATTGAATAGTCTTCTCCTATTTCAAAGTCACATCCAATCGGGCAGTTAGGAATACTTATTCCTCTATCTTTTTGTACTGCTTTAAGTAGTATATCTGAATATTGATCTACTAAATCTTCTCTCACTTCTGCAAGAACGGAGTCATGAACAAGTGCAAATATTCTCATATCTTTTTCAAGTCCAAGATTCTTGATTTCTTGGTGAGTATCTATAGCTCCAAGTAAGTTAACATCTGAAGCAATTGACTGAACAAGAAAGTTAATTCCTGATCTTACTTCATGTGATGCAATACCTTTATCACTAGAGAATACATTTGGTAATCTTCTTTTTCTGCCGAAGTGAGAGTAGATAAAACCATTATCTTGTATAAATCTTTTCTGTGTGTCTAACCAGTTCTTTAATCCACTGAACTGTTTAAAGTAATCAGAAATAACAGCACTTGCTTCATTCATACTAAAATACTTTCCACTATCTTTGGTAACTTGTTCACTAATCTTCTTTGGTCCAGCTCCATACATAATACCAAAGGTAACAGCTTTTGCCATTTGTCTTTGTGTTCCGTATAGTTCTGCCACTTGATCTACTTCACAAGGTAGATTGAAAACTAACTTCGCAATGTTACTGTGAAAGTTTCCACCGCTTTGGAATACCTGCATTAGATTTTTGTCATTTGCAAGCACAGCAGCACAATATACTTCAGCTGTTGTTAAGTCCATTGCAACTATCTTGTTGCCTTCTGCGGCTCGTATGCAACCTTTGACAATTGGATTGTCTCTTGGTATTTGTTGCATATTCATTTTACCACTTGATGAAAGTCTGCCTGAAGTCGTGCCATGTAGGTTAAACCCTGTGCGCAGTCTACTATCTCTATCGAGTTGTGGGTATATCTTATCAAGATATGTGGTTTTAATTTTTACTTTTTGTCTTATATCAAGTACTAATTGTGGTACTGGATGTTCTTCTGCAAGTTGTCCTAAAACTTCCGCATCAGTTGAATCCGCACCCGTACCGGTCTTTTTACCTGTTGGTTGCAATCCAATATAATCAAATAACAATGATCTTAACTGCATTGTACTGTTTGGATTGAAATCTTTACCTTGTGCTTTTTCAAATGCTTTGATCTCTGTAAATTCATATAGAGACTTGATTGCTTGATCAATTTCTTCTTGCATAAGTACTGTAGACTTCTGTAATCTTTCTTTATCAAAAGGCACACCATTGTCTTGTATGTCTGTTAAAAATCTTGTGCCTTTGAGAAGTATATCTCTATATACTCCATATAATCTGTCATTCTTTATTAAAGCTGTGTGAAACTTATCATAAAGAAGAAATGTACAGACTGCATCCATGGCTGCATAGTCCTTCATAATATCAAATGGAATCATATCCCAAGTGAAACTTCCTTTGAGTATGCCATTCTTACGGCAATAATCGGCTATCCACTCATACATGGCTTTTTCATAGTCACCATATGGAGTGTATTTAAGGGAGAGTTGTTTTAGCCCATGAGTACCAGGATTTTCGTCTAACATATAATGAAGCAACATAGTGTCTTCAAAATTTGGAAACTTAAATCCGAAATGATACTCAAAGAAAGCCAAATCGAACTTTGCATTATGAAATACTACTTTCTTTGTATCAAACAGTTTCTGTAGTAATTCTTCTACTTCTTCATTGATACAGTCTGTATCTATGTATGCCCCATGTTCTGGTTCATACGATAAACTGAGTCCGAGCATATATCCATCTCGTGGGTATAATCCTGTTGTCTCGGAGTCAAGTGCAATGAAGTCATAAGGAGCGTCAAGAGCTTTTTGTAGAAATACTACTGCATCTTCTGTTTCAGTGATACCGTAGGCTTTATCATTTCCTAACTTCTCTTGTTTTAGTTCTCCTTTTATGTACTTCGTTATATTACTTGATGATTCTTCCCAAGTCTTTTTTGCCTCTGGTTTGAAGGCAAGCATTGCTGGGTTTATTACTGGTAGAAACTTATCATCAACGACTCTACCACTATATTCTGTTACTGAATTTTGATTTGTGAAATATTTTAAACTTTCTGAACCGACAAGTACAATCCAATCGTAATCATCTGTATTAATATCGATATCACAATCTCGTTTTAATACTTTCTTGATGGTTGGATCAGAGCATAGTGCGAATCTATCGAATTCGAACTGATTATCAAATAACTTTACAAAATCTTGTCGGCTTGGCTTGCTTTCTATTAGTGCTACTTTAGCCATATAAACTCTCCTTTAATTCTTTTACTTTATTCTTTGTTAGTGCGCCTGCATCCCCTAAACTTTGTGGTATTTTTACATTTTTGGATATTATTTCTGCAATATCACACATCTCTTGTACTTTTTCAGATGCTTCTTGACCTGCTATATCTGGGTCAAATAATATATCTATACCTGTTACTCCTGTCATTTTTAGTAGTTTTAGTTTTTCTACATCTATATTTCTTGTACCAAAACAACATACAGAGTTTTCCAATCCTTTATCATGTAGATTTAGTACATCAAATATACCTTCTACTAGTATTACTCTACCTTTTATAGGTCGGACTTGAGCAGGAAATAATGGAAGTACTGCTTTTGGGGGATGGATTATATACTTTGGTATATCTGTAGGGGATTGAGTCCTACAGTTAAAAGCTACTATTTTTCCTGTCAAGTCCTTAATAGGAAAAGAAAGACGTCCAGTAAATGGTTTATCGGGATGGATAAAGCAATCAAACTTCTTATAAGTATCTGGAGATATTTCTCTCCAGTTACCAACGTAAGGCATAAAGTTGTTTGGCATCTTTAAACCTACAGAAGATGATCTCTTTTCATCTACTTTTCTTCTTAACTTTTCTCTACGAATATCTAATGGGTTAGAAGGAGCATCAAAATGATTGAATAAGTTACCTTTGAAACCGCAAGAAAAACAATTAAATACTCCTGTAATTCTATCAATTCTCATACTTGGATTACTATCATCATGCTCTGGATTTAGGCATGATACTATTGCATCTGCTGGAGATAACTTATACTGTATTTTTCTTTCTTGTAATAATTCTTCAACTGTCATCGTTTCTATCTTTCTTAATTTCTACCCACTCTTCTAACATTCGAAGCTCCAGTCCATCTTCATAGATGTCTCTAAATTCATCTAAAGAAGGTAAAGGTAACTCTAAAGGTAGTTTTCTGCAGTAATATGCATACGCTTGTTTTAACTGTGATTCTGTATATAATATCATAAGTCGTCTACATCTTCTCCAGTTTTCATACTACTTTCCATTGCTTCTTTTTCTTTAGGGTTTATTTGTGACTGCGGTCCAATCTTTAAGGTCTCCCAATCAACAACACTACTAAAACTTCTCATTTCATTACTTCTCATTTTCACACAATTAAATGTCATACATTCATCTTGCTGTTCCCATGTTTCAAGAGCATAAGCTGCATCAGCAGCATCAAGTATGCCTTTTGCAAAACGAGCTTCACCACTCGCATCTGTTTGATAGGGTGCAAAGAACATTGTTTCATATTCCTGTGCATAGAGTTTCA